TTATGCCAACTGTGAGTCCAGGGTACACTTTCACCGGCACAAACGACCCGATCACCTACACCAAGCTGAACCTGTTGGGTCAGCCGACGGTGGCGGCGGTGGGGCCGAATGACGTTACGACCAGCACTATCGCCAATCTGGCGGTTACGACGGCCAAGATCGCCGACGACGCTGTGACCACGGCAAAGATTGCCGATGATGCGGTGACGACGGACCAGATCGCTTCAGGGAACACCTACGATGCGGTTACTATCACCAACGGTGCTACGGTATCTACCGGTGGGGTGACGGTGACGGCAGGCGGAATCACGTTAGGCGCTGGCACGCCTATCAACATGGCTGCCACTACGGAAACGCCATACTCCGGTGCTATGTCGCTTACCTTTAGCGCGACCAAAGGGAACACGCGCTTGATCACCGCTACAGGCAGCACGGCATCAACGATTACGCCAGCTACGATACCAGCGGCTGGTTATGTGCTCATCATCCGCTTCAACGCTGGATCAACCGGTGGCAACGTCATCACGTTTGGCAGTGGCTTCAAAACGCTGACCGCCACTCCGACGCTTACGCTCGCCACAGCCAACAAGTACTACTCCATCATGTTCGTGTCAGACGGCACGGACTTGGTTGAGATCAGCCGCACTGCCTCCGTAGGATAATGGCTACGATCTTTGAGAGTCTGACCGACGCCCAGATTGAGGCGATGTTGGCCGAGCTGGAGGCCCAGCAGGCGGCTGAAGCCATTCTGGCTGGTCAGGCTCCAGAGGCAGCGTTCCCAGAGACGGCGGCGCCAGAGGTTGCAGTTGGCGATAACATCTTCTTGCCACCCGCAGTAGCAACAGCACCAGAAGTCGCAGTAGTCCCGGAAACAATCATCGCTCCAGAGGTGCTCGCGGTGGAAGCTGATACTGGCACCACAGGTGGACAAGTCGCCACCGACCTTGGTCAGATCCCGACAAATCGTGATGTAAACGTCATTGGTGCAGATGGCGGGTTGTTCACGGGTGGCCTAGCCAAGCCGGGGCCTGGTGATGTTCTCCGTGATCCTCTCGTTGTTACTACCGGAACGACTGGCACCCAGCCCGGCATCGAACAGCCCGGCGTCACTTACCCTGGCAGCGGCCAACCTATATTTGCTGGTGGAGGAGCTGGGACGCTCGGTGGACTGACGCCTAATATCCCTAGTGGCACCTTGGGTGGCGGCATCTTCGGCGGTGGTACGCAAGCGCCAGAACTTACCGGCGTTACTCCCGGCATTGCTCCCGGCGGTGCTCAAGTTACCGGTGGCGACACCACGATTGAAGTGCCGACCCTCAAGGGTGAGATCCTTACGTCGGAGCAACTTCAAGACATCATCAAAGGGCGCTTGGACGCCAAGCAGGTGGAAATTGGTCGCGGGCTCACTCAAACCCAAGCCAACAACATCATTGATGACGTTTTTGAGGAGCTGTACGGCCGCACGCCATTTGGTGGTGTCAACAAGCCTCGCACGCAGGGCGGTATACCGTTGGTTATTCCCCTGCCGATTGATCCAACTACCGGCCTAATTCTTACAGCAGCGGGTTTGCTGGCTTCGGGTGGTAACATTGCCACAGTCAACCCCAACGATCCGCTTGGAAGCCTCGTAGATGCTGCCAAAGGAACGGCTGGGGCGATTGGTAACGTCATAGATGTGGTCACCGACCCCGCTGGCGTCCTAGATCGCATGGGAACGCAGCCCGGTGGCACCACTGGCAGCGGTCAGTCTACCACCAATGTTCCCGTTATCGTTGGCACAGGCGCTCTAGGAGGCTCAACTAGCCAGCCCGCTGGCGGAACTACTGGAGCGCCGCAGACAGGTGGCATTTTCATCCCTCCCGTTGTTGGTACGGGCGATAACACCAGCACCGTAGGCCAAACCCAACCCATTCGTCAGACCACTACTGCGGAATCTCAAGTTCCGATAAGCATTTCGACGACTAGTAAACCAGAACAGCCGGTTGGTCAGGGTCCAGCAACTATTGCTACTTCCGTAGGCCAAGCGCAGCCAACGCCCGTAAGGCAAACCGCAACCGCCGATGAGTCTACGGTTTCCGTGCAAGGTCCGGGATTCATTGCTGGCACTCCAAGCACTTCAACCGTTAATCAAGGAGCAGTTCGTCAAACCGCTACGGCAAACGAATCTAATGTTCCAAGTCAGTCCCCAGGTTTCATAGCTGGAACGCCATCAACCAGCACGACTCCAACGAGCACTACCACGCCACCCGCGACTCCCATCTTTATGAACAACTTCACCTTTACCAAGACCACTCCCGGTCAGGTGGCGCTGCGCGACTTTGAGAAGGAATTCGGCCTTACGTCCAGCGCCTTGATGGGAGACAGGGGCAAAGACCTCGCTAACTTCTACCAGCAGCTCCAGTCCCAGTTCACCCCGTCCACTCTGACCCAGCTTGCTGGCACGTCCCAGCAGCAACTGATGTCGGACCTTGATCGTCTGGCGATGGCCCAGCGCGGGCAGTTGTCCCCCGAGGACGTCCGCTCGGCCCAGCAATCCGCCCGTGAGGCATACGCCGCCCGTGGTCAGGTCATGGCCCCCGGTGCTATCGGAGCCGAGATCCTCAACCGTGACGTTCTCCGCAGGCAGCGTGAGGCGGAGGCGCGGGCCAATGTCCAGCAGTCGATGGCTAACCTTGGAGCGGCGGCCCAGCTCCAGACGGGCAACATCTTTGCCCCGTTTGCCAAGCTGCTGGCCGAGACCTACGGCCCGACGAGCGGGTACGCCAATGCGGTGTACGACTACAATGTGAACGCCTACAACGCCTACCAAGCGGCGCAGGAGAACCTTGCGGCGTACAAGGAGGCGGCAGCCAAAGGTCAGCAGGCGGAGTACATTTCCGCGTTTGCCCAGTTCCTTTCCAAGAATGGCATCGCAACCACGGTAAACGCCATTGAAGACGTCTTCAAGAAGTTGATGGGCAAGACGTGATCTGAATAGCAGCTTAACCACTTACTCCCATGGGCTACGTTCCTGTTGAAAGAAACGCTGGGCAAATCATGTACCAAGGCGCCATGCAGCGGGCGCGTACCTTGGGTCAAACACTCCGAGACGTTGGTGAGACGATGTACCAACGCGATCAGGAGAACAAAGCGTTCGGTGCCAAACTCAAGTCGCTGGAACAACTGATCAAAGCTAACGCCAGTAACTTCAAACTGGATGAAGCAGGCGTTAAGCAGTTTCTGTCGATTGATCCGTCCGAATCGCCACGCGACCGCTATTTGCGGATCGGCAGCTTCGTAGAGGACTCGATCAAAAACGCCCAGTTGGAACGTCAAGCCCTCCAAAACAAGAAGCTCCAGCAAGATCTTGATGCACAAGAGCGATTAAAGAAGATCTACGAACAGATGTTTGGCGGGAAGCAGCCCACCAGCCAAGCCGCCACAGCTCCCGGTGGAGCCCCTGCGGCTGGCCCAAGCAAGTATCGACGCGTAGATACAGCCGCCCAGCCCCCGTCAGGTTTAGAGCGCGGAACCGGCGAGATGTCGTTGTTAAACTCTCTACGTCAATTCGCAGGCCAAGGCGATCAACAGCCCCAAGCCATCCCCGGAGCGCAGCCGTTCGAATTCAAATTGCCTCCTCCGTCCCAAATGGCGCCGAGTGGAGCCCAATCCGCTCCGTCTGCTGCTGCTCCGTCAACGGCGGCGGCAGCCCCCTCTCCGGCTGTGGCAGAACAGCCAACGGAAGAGGAGGCTGTTGAGGAGACTTACGACGTTCCTCCGCCTCCCGTGCCGGAGTGGTTCAAACAAAGCCAAGGCGGCCTAGGATCTGACCTTCAGCTATCGCCAGAAGCAAAAGCCATTGCGGCTAAATTGCGCGAGGAATACGAGGCGTCGCAGCCGTCCGAAGGTGGACGCGAACCAGTTCGTACTATCAGTGCTACTCAAGATACGGCGCGGCCACGAAAGAAGTCCATCACCTTGGACGCCGAGGGAATTAAGGCGATTCTGTCAAATCCACGCATTCTCGTAGAGTCGTTTTCTGATGTTGCTGGAGATGTTTATCAACAAGGACTGCGGCGGGAACGTCTTGACCGAATCATGCGCGACCAAGAGCAATTACGCGCTCTTGAACAAATGATGCGAACCAAGCGCCGGGGACGCTAAACCATGCCAACTTTCACTTACGCCGACGACCAGGGCAGGACGGTCACGGTCAACCGTGATACGGAGCCTACTGATGCGGAGCTGGATCAGCTCTTTGCTGCTCAATCGGCAAAGCCGCAGGGCGCCACCGCGCCAGCATCGGTTTTGCAGTTTGCCGGTCAGCTTCCTCGCTCTGCTTCACCCGCAGCTCCTACGGCTGAAGTTGAAGTCATGGATGAAGAGGTGATGCCGATGCCGAAATCGGCTGTTGGCCCGCGTCCAAGCGTCCGTGATGCGATCAAGAAGGCCGTTGAGCTTTCGATGGGTGGCGCGTTTGGAACACCCACGACCGCCCAGATCAATCAACTGTATCTGGCGATGCAGGACGATTATGACCGTGCGACGCGTCCGGTGGAAAAGAGCGAGCGCGACAAGGCTTACGAGATTTTCACCAACGAGTTCATTTTCGACAACAAACGGATGCCTAATCCGAAGGAGGCCCGAGAGCTTTACCAACGAGCGGCTACATCTGGTACGCGGCAGTACAGCGAAGGCTTCATGGTTCGTGATTCCAACGGTAACTTCACCGGCTTCACGTTCATTGATCCAGCAAACGGAACCATCAAAGTCCGCAAACTAGATGGAAGCATGGTGGACATGACGCAGGATTACATTCCCGCTACGGCCACATCCTTCCAGAAGGACGTTTTGTCCATCAATGATTTCCGAAAGCTACGCGGTGAGGTCACTGACGACGAAATCAGCCTCAATCGTATGAGTGCCTACGTCAAAAAGGTAAAAGACATACCGACTGGCATTAGGCGTTTGGCGGATGAATTTGCGGCTAATTTCAAAACCCTCTTGGGAGACAAACTTACCCGTGAGCAAATTACGCAAAAAGTTGCCCGTGGTGAGTTGCAAGGACTCGTTGGAGCGACACGGCTATCCACGGTAGGCGGCGGAGTAATGACTGAACAGGATGCCATCCGTGTCCTTCAGCGCCTCGGCGGTGATGTTAATGCCTTCCAGAACCCCGAGGTCGTTCAGCGTGCTATTGCTGACGTCTACGGAGAGCGTTATCGTAGGTATCAAGATAACGTGAACGCCTACAATATGGCCGTGGACAACTACTACGGCAGGAAGGGTTCGCAAGGCGCTGCGTTCTACAAACCAATCAAGCCGATTGAAATGGATTCGATAATGGAGCAGGGCGCCACTGGCATTTACGGAGCCCCTGCTTCGTTGGAAGAAAAGAAAGCGCGTCTCAAAGAGCTTCAGAATCGATAACGCCATGGCTACCACCCGCAAATACACCGCCGAAGAGCAGGCCGAGATCATTCGCCTGCAAAACGAGATTGCTGCGGAAGAGGCGGCCATGCGCGGCAACGAACTTCCCAGCGAATCGGATGCCATGCGTAAGCGCATCCTTGATGCAGCTAAACGCGCTGGTGTTCAGATTACCTACGAGGCTGGCGGTGCCGCCCTTGGTCAAAAAGCCGGACTTCCGCTTGCCCCGTACACCCTTGGTTTATCTGTTCCGGTTATGGGCGCCATTGGTGGCGCGGCGGGTTATTACGGGGCGATGACCCAACTGGGTGAGGAGCCGACAATGCTCGGTGCATTGCAGGCCGCTGGTATGGGCGCCATTCCTTTTGCCCCAGAAGCTCGGATGGCTGCGACGGCCGCTGCAAATGTTGCACCAGTGACCGGACGGGAACTTCTGTCTTCTGCTGCACGCATGGGTGGTGCTACTACTGCCGCCACCGTAGCGCCCAAGTTAGCGATGGGGGAAGAACTGACCGCGATGGATGTCATTCCAGCAGCAGGTGGTGCGGCCTCTGGTGCGGCTGCTCGTTTTGCTGGTGCAACCACCGCTGCCAGCGGGATCCCTGGCAGACCGACCACTGAAATGGCCCGCGCTGCCGGTCCCAGCAAAGAGGCTGCCGCCGCTGCCATCCGCCGTTCCCAGAACCTTGATCGCGACGCCCAGATGCGGAACTGGATCGCTGCCGGTGGCGTTTTGGACCCCAAGCAGTCCAATCCCAATGTCATTACTCGCACCATGGAACGCTCCGTGGGCGAATCGCAGGTTGTTTTGGACGAACTACGCCGCATCAACAATGCGAAGGCCGGTGAGCTTGCCCGTCAGCAAATCGGAATGGATGTGGCGATGCAGCTCACGCCAGATAATTTCAAAAACGTCCGCGATCCTCTGATAGACGCTTACAAAGCCGTTTCTGGAATTAATACTGCGGCAAAAAACAAATACAAAAAACTTGAAGTTGCACGGGATGAAATGAGGCAGGCGTGGCGTGTTTGGCGTTCAGCGCGTGATACGAATATGGGAAGCACGCCAAAGCTGCTTGATGAGGCTAAAGCAGCTACTGCTAAAGTTAATAAGCTAGATGATGAATTGTTGGATATAGCTTATAAGGCAAAACGTGTGGATTTGTACAACAATCTTCAGGCTGCCCGTCCGAAAATGGCCGCATTGTACACGGTCGAGTCGGCAACCATCCCAGGAGCAAATGTTTTAGACCCAAGCGTTATCTACGGGATTCACGAAGCCAGTCCAAAATACCTGACGGATCAGCTTCGTATGATCGCGGAGGTTTATGGCGCTCAAAGCTCGGTCTTCGGAAAAGTGACCGAAGCCGCCGCAACACGCCGTCTGCCGCTTGGTGCGTCTACTATTGGAGCTGGGCTTGGTGGAACCTACGGTTTTCAAGCCGCAGGAGCGCCGGGAGCTGCTGCCGGTGCTCTTCTTGGAACTTTGGCCGGAGGAACTGTTGGCAGTGCCATTTCCGAACCGCTGCAACGTCGGCTACTGGAGTTCATGAGTGGCTCAAGCGGGTATTTCTCTCGCGGTTTTCAACGTGCTAGTGGCGTGCCCCAATACGGAACCAATGTCCCCAGCAATCTATCGCTTTTCCTAGCCAAAACTGGCAGCCCTGCTGGGCTTCAGCTCCAACAGTTCATTGAGCAAGAACAACAGCCCAACTTCGCCCGCTAACATGCCTTTCAAATCCAAAGCCCAGTCCCGAGCCTGCTTCGCGTCCAAGGGCTTCGACGGCTCCGTCGATTGCATGAAGTGGGCGAAGTCCACCCAATACAAGAAGTTGCCTGCCCGCGTGAAGAAGCCAAAGAAGAAATAATCTCCTACCATGAAAAACGGTCTACCTAGGTCCAACAACGGTCCCTGCCAGTGCTCACCCCAGAAGGGTGACAGCCTCCAGGGCATTCCCGATCACGTTCAGCGGCCCGCCCGCAAGGAAGTGAGCGTCAAAGCCATCGGCCCCAACATGAAACTGTCCAACGGCGGCTACAAGGTCGTCGAAGTCCGCTCCGGTGGTGAGCCGGTGGGGATGGGAGAGGGCCGGAAGATGCGGAAGCGGGAGATGGACTACGAAGACGACGAGGATTGATCCCTAGCCTGCCATGCTCGATCTACTGACCAATGCCTTGGGTGGTGGTGCGCTGGGCGTCCTGCTCCGCATCGGCAATGGCTTTTTCGAGACATGGCGGGCGGACAAGGAGAGTAAGCTGAAGATCGAGGAGGCGAAGGCCATGGCAGCCATCGCAGCGGACAAGGCGGCTTGGGATGCTTTCACTGCTTCCCAAGCACAGGCGACTCCGCCCTCCAACACGCCCGGCTGGGCAGCCGCCATCCTGACGCTTTTCCGGCCCTTCATCACCCTGTTGCTGCTCATCATCACAGCAGTGATCTTCTTCAACGTAACGGGGCAGGAACAGGCGGATATGGTCGATGAGTTCCAGTTCGCCGCCATGAACTGCATCGGCTGGTGGTTCGGTGACCGGATGGTGAGGAAGAAATGAGCATCGACACCCACATCGAGACAGCCAAGGAGGTGGCCGGTAAGTCGATTGGCCGGTACGGGTTGGCTTACATCACCGGCATTGTCCTGATCGGCGTGGGGGCGTCCGCTTTCCTCCCCGAGTCAGCCATCACCGCCGTGATGACCATGATCGGCGGGGCGCTGGTGGCCTTGATCAACATGATGCAGGGCATCACCGGGACCAAGGACAAGGAGGAGAAGCCCGAGTACAAGATCATCGGGGAACTGATTGAGCGGCTGGAATCCAGCAATGAGCCCATGTCAGTCACGGTGGATGGACACAAAGTGATCGTCCAGAAGGGCGGATCGACTTTCAAGACCCAGAAGCAATGAACATGAAACCCGCTGATTTCATCGCGGCCACGGCTCCAGCCGTATCGGCCACCATTCTGGGGCAGATCAATGATCTGATTGGCATCATTGCCGGTCTTCTCGGCATTGTGTATCTCTTGTGGAGATGGCGCCGGGAGGCTAGTCAGGACAAGTGAAGGGTGACCGCAGGTTTGTCGTCGTCTCGGACAACCATGGGGACATGGTGGACGAGGTGGCTGGAAGGGCGCTACAATCGTTTTTAAGCGACTTTAAGCCCGAGGTCAGGGTCCATGCAGGGGACAACTGGGACTTCCGCAATTTGAGGCGGGGAGCCACGGATGACGAACGGGCGGATAGCTTGGTGGATGACTGGGAAGCGGGGACGGAGTTTCTGGGGAAGTTCTTCGCGGGCGGGAAAGAGAACTGGTTCCTGCGCGGCAACCACGACGAGCGGCTGTGGATGTTCGCCCATAGCGCCACCGGGCTCCTGCGGGACTACGCCACGGATGGGATCAAGCGTGTTGAAGGTTTAATCAGGAAGTCCCATGCAAAGATGTTGCCTTATGATTCAGCCCTAGGGGTGCTGGATCTGGGCAAGCTGCGGGTGCTGCATGGCTACCATACGGGGGTGGCCGCCTGCCGGTCCCATGCGAACGTCTACGGCAACTGCCTTTTCGGCCACGTCCACTCCATCGAGTCCGCTGCGGTGGCGTCTTTCCAGCCGGCGGAGGCTAGGAGCATCGGCTGCCTTTGTAAGCGTGACATGGACTATGTAGCTGCTAAAACGGGGAAGCTGCGGTGGGGCCACGGCTGGGCTGCTGGCATCCTCCACGGTGACGGAAGCTACACACTCACACAGATCAGGCGTATCAATGACACATTCACCGCACCGACTGCGTTCAAAAGCTATTAGTTGGGCCGCAAAGTTTGCGGAGATGCAGGAAGAACAAACGGGTAGGCCGGAGGAGGGCTTCTACACCACGGTGGAATGGGCGGAGAAGATCCACCGGAGCACCCCGCAAGCGTCTCGGCTCTTGCGGACTGCCATCGCGGATGGAGCGGCAGAGATGCGGATGTACAAGGTGCAAGTTGGCCGGTGGAAGCGCCCCATACCGCATTACCGGCTCATTCAACCCGCTCGATCAAAACGTGGGTGTTCCGGTACGGCTTCTTGACCTGGTACTGGCGGAAATGGAAGTCGATGGTCGTCGGATCGTCGTCCGGTATCAGACCCTCGTAGCGGATGGCATCTAGGAGCGGTTTGCAGCCTCCGGCGCCGTTATCGACGTCGAGGGGGCGGGAACCGTAGCGCGTGAAGACAACGCGGAAACGAGCGCGTCCCTTGCCTCCTTCTTCAACTTGGTCAGGATCCAATGGTTTCTGCCCAGCATCGTGTTGAGCGACGGGGTTGTGTAAGCGGGCAGGGTCAAACTTATCGGATACTGGGTCTGGGGATTCCATGGCTTGTTAGCGACTTTGGGCTTCGTTCGCCGCTTTCCTGACTCGGTAGAAGTTGCAGATTTGCCACGCATACGGATGTGAGATGTCAAAAAGCCTTGCGATAGCTTTGCAGGAGACTCCCGACCAATAGAGCTCCCGCATCCGCTTGACGTGCCATGGGGACGTCCTCGTCCGATACTTCCTCCCGGTCCAATACCGGACTGGGGCTGGGTCTGGCGGGATGTACGGCGGGCGGCTCATTGAGCTTGGCTATGATGTACCTCTGGGCGGAGGCGTCCAGCGCAGACCACGGCTTGTCCGCATGGGAGGGATCGGCGCTATTCTCCCGTACCCAGTCCCGCCAGCCGGCTGGTTCCGCCGGACCTTGGGGCTGGGCGGGGGCAAAGGATGTCTTGCCCGCACCGGAGTACTGGATGGGGCGGTCAGCCATGGCCTTGTTGAGCCAGTTGATGAACCGACGCTGGGATACCCCGACGCCACGGACGGATGCCCATGCTTGGGCCTTCCCCAGCTCACGGCGGATGTCGATACCAGCGTAGGCGGGGTTGGCTTCCAACTCCTCCAGCCAGCCCTCCTCGACCACCTTGGGGGCCGCCTTCTTGGGTTTCGGACTGTCCGATACCAGCAAGCCACCGTGGGGGTAGGAGTCATAGGCCGCCTGCATGGTAGCCAGCCATTCATCCTTGTTTAGCCTCCTGCCCACCTGTTTGGCCTTATGGCAGCAGGCAGCAAAGGCATGTTCAGCGAAAGTCATGGTCGTAGTACAGGTTGTGGACGTGCTCGGCGTAGCTCCAGGGCTCCCTCATCCGCCGCCTCATGCCCTCATACCCACAGTTCCACCGGAGGGCTAGGAGCCAGACGCTGGGCCTGATCCCATCCCGTTCCATCCGCTGGATGGCTTGGAAGAGGGCTTTCCTTGCGATTTGGCGGGCTTTGTCGGGCTGGGAGGCTCGGAGGTAGGGGTCGCTGGAGAATTCGCTCCAAGTGGCCCGAGTGAACTGGAGGGCGCCGCCGGGGCTGGCCCAGCGGGCGCCTTCCCTAGCCTCGATGCACCGGATCAGGCGGTCGAGGTCAATCGTCGCTCCATGGCTTGTTGTCACGGGCAAGCATGTAGCCGATGCAGATACCAATAACCAAAGTGCAAGCAACAGTGGTGAGGTAGGCATAGATGCTCATGGTCAAAAGGTGGTCATGCTCCAGCGGGTTATGATGCGTCCGTGGGCGGTAGGGGACTTGGCTGGCTCGTAAGAGCCGGTAAGCCCGTTCCGTTTTACGAAGGTCCGACAAACGGCCCCGATGGCATTGGTATGGTTGGGCGGCTGGCCGATCAGCGTGACGACCTCCTCCGCCGTGAATGAGCCGTTGGCCTTCAGTAGGGCGGCTGCCTGCTGTTCAAAGTCTGCCACCCAGCGTTCTGGAGTGTGTTCCAGAACGAGGGCGCAGCCTGCATCTTTCAACTCCTGACCTGATTGTGTGTGTGTCATGTTGGTGATCTCTAACGGTAGGCTTACAGATCCAGCTAACGGAACCTAGCGGTCTTCTTGGCGATCTTGGCGGGCTGCTTCACGAACTGCTTGCCCGCCCGCATTCCCTTCTTCTTGGCCCGGTTGGTCGCCGCCTTCTCGGCTGGAGAAAGCGACTTCCAAGCGGCGGCGGGCAGATACCGTTCACCGGTCTCCAGCGACGGTTTCCCGCTGCTGGTGCGCCAGTTCTGGTTGGTCCAATCGCGGAGGGACTTCTGGGTAGCCTTCACGATTTGTACCCTCCTCCCTGCCGCTTGTACTCGGCGGCGAGGAATTGTGCTTTCCTCGCGGACCATTGCCCTGGCCGGCCACCCTTACCACCAGCTTTGATGCGTTCAAAGAGCTGCTTCCGCATCCCCGGCTTGGTATAAACGCCCGCTTCGTTGACTCTGGATTTGGTTGGCATGGTGGTCAGAACGGGACTTCCTCGGCGGGTTGCAAGTCTTCCTCGGCGGGAGCGTCGGGCGGCTCGGCGTTGGGCGTACCCATGACGAACGCTTTGTACTCCTCGGACTCCGCGCAGAGCTTCTCGATCCACGGCGGAAGATCTTCGGGCCAGTTGATGTCCTTGTGGCCCATCTTCTTCGCGTTGGCGATTGCTTCGATGACGTTGAAGTACAATGCGGGGTTTTCGGGCGGCAGGGACTTCATCGACTTCGGCAGCGCGGAAATGCTGCTGATGTTGGCGTAGGTGGCCCCTGCGCGGTCCTGATGGAGCACGGACAGGAGGCAGTTGGCACCGATCAACTTGGACACATCGAAGCCGGCAAGCTCTGCTGGCGTGAACGGACGACCCCTCCACGATTGCAGGTCTTTACGAAGGCTCGCCTTCTCGTTGAGCGAGAGGGTGTATCGCTTGGAGATGCCTCGCGGCAGATCCTTGCCTTTGATTTCGATCCGCTCTCCGGGGATCTCAAACGCTACGACCACCTTGGGACGCGGCGTGTACTGTTGGCTAGGCTGGGTGCCGACGGCTACAACTCCGTAGCACACTGCATGATGAGTTCCTGCGGGAACTGGATCAGACTTCTGGCCTGATGAACTGGCTGATACGTTTATGGGCATGGTTGTTTTAGTTGGACTTACTGGTTGGTTGGACTAACAAAGGGACGCTGTGTGTGTCACACCCCTGCCGGCTGTGTGTCGTCGGCAGGGGTTTTCACTTACTTGGGTCGGTAGTTCTTCAGATACTGCCAGAGATGGTTGGCGGCCTTAAACGCCTCCCAAGCCTTCTCCAGTTGCAGGTCGTCGTAGGTCACGATCTGAACGCGACCAGGTTCCGTCGTGGAGATGTAGACGTTGGCCCCGATGGCGCTGGGATGGATGTCGCCCCACTTCGCTGCGTAGTAGGCGGCGATTTGCATGGGCTCGGTCTCCCACGGCTCAATCTTGACGCCGGGCTTGGTCTTGCGCGACTTGAAGTCCAAGATGCCCTGCTTGCCATCTTTGACCATGATGGCGTCCGTCGTGCCAGCGTAGCCAACAAAGTCGTTCACCAAACGAAGTTCATGCTGGACGAGCTTGATGCCGGCAAACTCCAGATCCTGCTTCACCAGTTTGACGTAATCGTAGACATCCTCTGGCACCGAGCTGATTCCCTCCTTGAAGGCTAATTCAATGCCAGCGTGGATGCGGGTGCCGAGATCCGCAGCGTCGGAGACTTGCTCAAACGCTCCGTCAATGATGCGGCGGCTGTAGGCGCCTACTTCCTCGGCGTCCTGCGGCGGGTTGGAGTAAGCCCGCTCGGCCACCTGCTGGAGCTTCCAGTCGTCTAGGGACGGCTTGGCGAGCACGGAGAGCACCGTAGTGACGCTGGGGTACAGGTTCAGCTTGCGGGCGTCTGCGATGGTGGTTGCACGCATCCCGCCGCCTTTGGCCTTCGGCACCTCAAAGACCGCATTGCCGTCCTTATCGTACCAATGCTGGGACTTGCTCACGGCTGCGCCTCCTTTCGTGCTGCGTCGAGTGCCTTGGCCGAGATGATAACCACCGCATCGTCAGGGTGAAGCCACGCGGAGCATCGCCCCCATTGGCGTTTGCCGTCTGATCCGCTGTATCGCTCTAGCTCGTCAGCGTCAGATAACATCTTTCGCAGCGCGGCGTTCTCCTGCTCTAGCTGCTTGAACTTCTCCTCGCGGCAGTCGCAGGCGAAGTGATGGGTGGTGCACTCTTTGCTCATAGTTTGCCCTCCTCGCCCAGCGCGATGTCGATGCCATGCAGGTCTAGGCTGACCTCCGAGGCCATCAGTTCGATCTTGTTGGTCACGCGGTAGGCGTCCCAGTAGCGCCCATCCTTGATAAGCTCGGAGGCTTGGGTCACCTCATCGATGACTTCCAGCAGCTTGGCACATAGCTTGGCACGGGCCAGCAGCTCGTCACCGCCGACAGGGCGGAATTCTTTGTTGGCGACCATAACTCACCACCATCCTTTCTCGCTCCAGACGTCGGCGCTCCAGGTGCCGGTCAGCTCGTGCATGGATTCGCACCAGTTGAGGGCGGCGGCTTCATCGAGGCCGGCATCAACCGGCTTGTTCACTTCGGCCAGATGGTCGAAGAACGCGGACTGCTCGGAGTGGTACTCGTAGTAGTCCTTGATGTGACTGTCGTGTGTGTCGGTCATGTTGGTTACTGGTTTGGGTTACTTGATCGCTGACAGATGGGTGACGAGCACCGAGCGCACGAACACGGCTTTCGGGATAAGCTGGGCGTCCGTGACCTTGGACAACTTCTCCCACAGATGCGCGGGGAGGTCAATCGTTACGGTGCGGCGGGCTGGCTTCTTGTGCTTCACGGCACTACCCATGTGCGTGCATTGCGTGCATTGCAAGCACTATTTTCACTTTCCCCAAAAAAAAGATTGAACCCAACCCGGAATCGTCCCGTCATACGGGACGTTCGCTGGGTAGAAGCAGCCGACGAAGACTTTTCTGTTAGGGTTCGTATTCATTGTGAAAAGCCCGAGTTGTGCCTTCTACCACAGCTCGGGCTTTTTTCATGGCCTGGGCGAAGGCGGGCCGTGGGAGCCTAGCCACAGAAGTACGGTAACGGTGAGCGACCCCGCTAACAGCGAGTCCTGCCACCACCCAATCGGCAGCCAGAATCATCACCCGCTGGCGTAAGAGCGAAGGTCAAACCTAGTGAGCCGAGGGAGCAACCGTGTGCAATAGGCGCATCCGAGCGGTCCCCTCATGTGTCCCGTGACACCCCGTCCAAGGCGCGTACAGCCCCTTGAATCACAGCTTGCCCCCTAGCAGGGGTGAGCTGTGCCCGTAGCGGTTACCCGAACCAAAACGCGGTAAAGCCCCAGTAGGCTTGCCCCGAGCGGCCCCGCTGCTACCTAGCCCGTATGAAACAGTTTCTCCGTACAATGTCCCTTCAGCGGATCGCTGATGTGCTGAAGCTCAAGCTCAACGGCACGTTGTTCAAGAGCCAGAGCAACTTGGACATCGTCGGAGGGCGGAACATTACCTTGGCCCAGACGGAGGCGAACAACCTGTCCACCGTAACAATCACTGCGGGGAAAGCGGGTGTGTGGGGATACTTCGGGGAATTCTGGTCTACGGGGAGCCAGTTAGCGTCGGACACCACAACGAGCTATACATGCACGTTTACGGACTCGTATGCGTTCAACGATGGGGTCCGCTTGGCGAACGGGACGCAGATCACCTTTGACCACGTAGGGAAGTACAACATCCAAGTGTCCTGCCAGCTCATCAATACGGCAGCCCAGATCCATGATATCACGGTCTGGTTTAGGAAGAACAACCAAGGTGATGTGGGTAACATTGCGGACTCGGCCTCATTTGTCAGCGTGCCGAACAGCCACGGTGGGATTGATGGACGGTTGATCTTGGCTTACAACATCATCGAGGATGTGCTGCCGGGGGACTACGTTGAAGTGGTCTATGCCGTGACCAACACAGCCGTGTCGATGCAGACGATTGCGGCTGGTACGACCCCGACCACACCCCGTTCCCCATCCATCATCCTGACGGCAACACAAGTGTGAGATGGGTGGATGCCAGCTTCCGCCTGCCTGTAACGCAGAACATGCCCGTGGAGGTCGAGCTGGCCGGTGGCGGCACGGAGAAACGGGACACGGTGACGGGTGACTGGCGGCAAGTCATCCGCTGGAGAACAATCCTTGACGCCGATCTGAAGTCGAAAAAGAAGAAAGGATGACACAACAACATAAGCCGGGTGACATCGCGCCTAACGGACAAGTTTTCCTAAAATATGTGAAGGGCGAGGAATGTTGGGGCAGTCACGACGATTTGTTGAAACAGCGAGAAGCATACAGGCAGTGGTATCGTGAGCACCGCGAAGAGGTAATCAAAAACAACGCACTTCATGGCGGGGCCGTGCATAGTTGGCGGGCGATGAAACAGCGGTGCTCAAATCCCAAGCAAAGGGGTTATCGTGGCGTTGGTGCAAAAGGCATCAAAGTCTGCAAGCGTTGGGAGGATTCGTTTGAAAACTTTCTGGCTGACATGGGGCCGCGTCCGACGCCAAAGCACTGCATCAACCGCATAAACTGGAAAAAGCATTACACGCCGAGCAACTGCTATTGGGCGACTAAAAGAGATGTTATCCAGAGCCGTCCGTGTTGCGTCTTGTCGGACTCTGAAATGCCGAAAGTCTTCAAGTTGCTGGAAGCTGGCATGACTCAAACGGAACTAGCGAAGATGTATGGCATCACTCAAGGCGCGGTCAGCCAAGCGATCCGCAGCTTTCGTCGCAGTCTGGCACAAGATTGACATCGAGCCGGCCAAGCGGAAGAAAAAGGTATGAGCGTAGAATACCGAGGAGAGAAGTTTTCCGGCTACAATTCGCCCAAACGTACACCCGGCGGGCGGAAGAAGTCCGCTGTTCTCGCCAAGAAGGGCAGCAAGGTGAAGCTGGTGCGGTTCGGAGATCCCAGCCTATCTATCAAGAAGGACCAGCCAGCACGCAAGAAATCGTACTGCGCCCGCAGCGCCGGCCAGGGCAACACCGGCAACATTTTCTCGGCAAACTACTGGAGTCGGAAAGCCTGGAGCTGCTAACTGGCTGGCCCGTCAGGGGTCGAACCTGAACAAAGCGAGTCAAAGTCGCTTGTGCTGCCATTACACCACGGGCCAAAAGGTGGCCCCGCTCGCCTCGGTTGGTTTTCCCCTATTGCGAGTCGGGGCTGTTGGCAACGCGGCTACCATGTAGCTCCTGCTCGTAAGCTGTCAAGCGGGCAACCACCCCTTCCCGAGTGAGGATGTGGGGCTGCCGCCTAGGGTCACCATGCTCCCATGCTTTAACCGTATTCCGTGCGATTTGGAGCCTGTCGGCCAGCCGTTGCTGGCTTACCCCGTACTTGCGGCGAAAGGCCCGTAAAACGGCAGGAAACGCCTGTTCTGGTGTGTCTGGTGTCATGCTTTGGCCCACCTTATCGCGTTGTAGTTGGGCGGGATGCGGCCGCGCTTGTTCCAGAAGTAGTGGTACCCCTCGTCAATGGCTTCGTAAAGCTCTGTGGGTGAAAGGTCTGGGAGACTCTTGGCGTTCCGTTTTGCCTGCCGGTCGTTCTTGTCCTTACGGGCGACAAGCACTTGCTGCCATTTGTTGCTTGGCCGGTGCTCCAGATTCCAGTTCCGAGGATACCGTTTCTGCTTTTTCAATCGCCCACCTTTGCTAATGTCTCGCGGATTTCGCCACGAAGATATTCGGCCAACTCTTGAGCATTGTTGAACCGCTCGTCGCCATGTTTGAGAAAATTCCGCAGCATCACGTCAAGATCCCATAAGGCGCAAAAAGCATCTGGGCCGTGAAACGACCGCAAAGCCAGTTTGTCCTCGTCGTCGTTGAACTCTAGGGTCGTCCTCATCCGCGTGCCTCCTTCGCCTGCTTGCGCCAGTACCACTCACCCGACGTGCGTGCGGCCAGCCGGCGTTTCAGCTCTGCGATTTGCTCCCGCAGGCTATCCCGCTCGACCTCCAGTTCCGCGTATTTAAGCTGAAGCAGCGTTTGCTCTGCCTCGGCGTTTGCCAGCACTACCTTGTAGCCCCAACGGGCCAGGATCTTGTTTATGGTTTTCATTCGCACGAATAAATTTGATCGGCTCGCTTGAGGCCAACGGGCCACGCCATGCCAGTGGTAAAGCTCTTGTCTTCAAAGATCACTCGATCAGTCGGCTGCACGGTGAAACGACCGTTCATCGTTCGGATGAACATAAACTCTTTCGCCTGCTCCGGTACTTCCGAGAATCCGTCCCCAACGGGAGCCACGGTGAAAAGATATTCCCCCATCACCTCACGGTCGTAGCACTTGGCCCTGCACCGCAGCGACCGCAGGAACGTGTACTCGGTGGCACTCCAGTCGTACCCGTAGCAGTCCCATTGCTGCGCGTGCTCTGGCTGCCATCCGTCCTCCGGGTACCGGTCATGCGCCAGCGCATGGAGCGGCAGCCCTCGGTACACCGCGCCGCTCTCCAGCATCACGTTGCAGCCCCACATCCGCCCTGGGTGTGACACCAACCCAAACCACACGGCGGGGACGAAACCGATGGAGGCTTTGTGCGTGAATGATGAGTCAATCCAAACGTATTGATGCTTGGGCAAACTGCCGATCAGTGTATTCATGGCTTCAAAGTTTCCCATGCGAGCGCAGCCACTGCTGGAACTTGTCCGTTCCCAATGCGCTTAATGCGCTCCACCCCGTGGGCCACGCCATTAAGGCGTCGTAGAAATCAAGGTGCGGGTAAATCGTCCCAGAGATGGCTTCCCCATTTGCCCAGGTTGAGAATTGGGCGTTGCGTTGCTGGAACTTGCTGCCGCTTGACGTGCCTTTGTAGTCCACCATTTGCGGCGTAGGCCAAAATCCAGATTCGTTCTCGCTTGTGAGGTGCTCCGGCGTGGCAAGCTCCCATAACTCCCCACCGAGCATCGTACCCCAGCGCGGAAAGGTCTCCAAGCACTCGTCCGAGTCCTCGAACAGTGAGCATTGGCGAGTTTTCCACGAAAACGTAGCTGGGTCGTACTTCGCCAACGATTCGGGCCATATGTTGCCACATTCCGCTGCGCTCTCCGTCGATTCCTGCCCCTTTTCCAGCAATGGAGATGTCTTGGCATGGGAACCCGCCAGAAACCACGTCAACAACGCCTCGCCATGGCTTGCCGTCAAAGCTCCGCACGTCATCCCAGACGGGAAACGGCTCCAGGATTCCGTCATTCTGTCGGGCCACAAGTACGCTTGCGGCGTAGCCGTCCCATTCGACGGCACAAACGGTGCGCCATCCGAGGAGTTTGCCTCCGAGTATGCCTCCACCAGCGCCTGCGAAAAGAGCCAGCTCATTCATTTGTGTCGTTGAAGTTCAAGGTTGGGCCACAACGTAGCCACGGTTACAAGGCCAAATTGTTTTGGCTGGTATTTTTTCCGGTTAAAACGGGTTTCCGAAATTGGTTTGGCCGTTTTCCCGGAGGCCAAATGGTTTTCGGGGCAGAATTTCCGGGTTAAAAACGAAATCCAAAATTGGAACCCGGAATTTGCCAGCCGTTACGGGATGCCGGTTGGCGGATCGGCAACGGAATCGGCAACGGTTGCCGGTTGGCGCTGCCGGCACCGGCACCGGCTCGCCGGCCGGCCGGGTTGGCTCGACCGGCCACCGGCCACCGGTTGCGGCCAGGGTTGCCAGCCACGGCACCGGCCGCACGGCCACGGGTTGCGGCCATGGCCACCGGACACGGCCGGACACGGCGGACACGGACGGACACGGACACGGCACGCCGGCCACCGTGAAGACGTGGCGAAGCGCCGGCCGGGTTGCGGCCGTTTGTGAACAAAAAAGCCGGCAACCCGTGAGGGAAGCCGGCAAGGGAAAGCGGCCGGCAGTTAAGCGCGGCCGTTGGGTTGGGTTGGATTTACTTCACTCGCACATAGGCGTTTGGCTCGCAAGCCGGCAACGGTGCCGGACAATTTGACGGAATGCGCGAGACGGTGGCACGGGTTCCGATAAGATAGCCGGCCGGAAATTGTTCCAACGCAAGCCACCTGGCGAATCTACGGTTCACGGTTTCCACCCGGACGGTGGCCACGGTTGCACCGTCGCGCACAAAACGGACAAGCCACGGACGGACCTTCGGAATCATTTGTTGCATGGGTTGCGGGTTAATTGGACATGGCCACGGCCGACGCACGGCCGGCTTTCGAGCCGTGCGGGTTAATCCAAACGGACGGAAGCGTCCGGCTTGGTTGCTGGCCGAATGCCGGTGCCGTGGCGCGAAACCGTCCGTCGCAAAGCCGGCATTTTTCGCACGTCATTCCGGCCGCGTCCGAAAGACACTCAACCGTTCCCTCCGGCTTTTCCGGCGAGACGTGGAAAACCCGGAAGCCGGCCGCAATCGCCGCACGGAAGGAATCACGGGTTTCCGTGCTAGCCATGAAAAAGCGCCCATAATCGGCCGCACGCGGGTTTTCCCTCCAATCATGGAAATAACCGGTCCAACCGGCCGACGTGCGCGCAATTGCTTCGACTAATTCCAACGGAAGCAAGGTAGGGTTGCCGTACGCGCCAAACCTTACTTTGCGGTTGCTGAAAACGTGGCGGAAATCAGCCGGTGCAAGGGTTGGATAGTTGCCACGGTGGAACGTATTCCAAACGGCGAGCGGTGCCTGGCCGACGTTCACGTAACAACCCTGGCCACCGGCAAACGGACAACCCCGGCAAATCGTGCGAGCGTCAATGCGCTGCGCCACGGCCGCAACCGGGTTGATGCGTTCCAATAGGAACCAAACTTGGACCATGTCGCCGGTTTTCCGGTTGTCGGTTTCCAAGGTTGCCACGGCCACGAACGGTTCGCCGGCCGCAAACGGACCCTGGCCGACGGTGCCACGGTAAAGGATAAAGCCGGACGGGTTGCCGGCGCTTCTTAGGAACGGGTTGGAGTGCATTTGAACGGGTTGGTTTACGGGTTGGAAACGGGTTGGGTGTGCGTTTTAATACGTTCGCAAGAACGTTTGGAGGGTTTTCCGTTGCCGGCGCTTCGGTTGCGGGTTTTCCGCCCGGAGAATCGCGAGGCATTCCTTCAGCCTTTCAACTTCGGTTTTAGCCGATGCCAACGCGTCACGGTAAACTTGAATAACCGTTTGCGCGTCTTCTAACTGTTTGTGTGTGTCGTTTGTCATATGGGTTGCGGGTTGAATCAGTCAAAAAAGCCGAAGAAGCCGAGCGCCACGACGGCGAGTAGAGAACAAAGCGCCAACCAAACGGCCAGCGCGGCCAGGGTTTCAAGGGTGCGTTTCATGGTTCAAAACCCTAGGTCGATCCAAGCAATGCGGCATTCCTGCTCGGCGTACGGGTAGCCGGACATCATGCGCACGGTTTCCTTAATCAGGGTGATTTCCCAAACGCCGGCCACGTCTGCATTCCAACAAACTTTGCCAACCCAACCCTCGCCGGCTTGCTCGGCCAATTCATCGGCCACCGTTTGCGCCACGTTCCGTTTGTCCGTTTGTGAGTAGTAGTGTTTCATGCACAGCCACCCAACCCGCTTCCCCATTCCCTTACAAGGTAATTGACATCACTGTGGCCACCTATAAGCATTCCTTCCGGTGCTATTAGCTTGCCGGCAACCCGCATTTGCAATTTTACCCCGGCAAATGGATTCTTCCCAACCCGCTCCACTCGGCCAGCCAAGTCCCGGTAAACCCTCACAAACGGCCAACAAACGGCCACGTTGGGCACGGACGGATCGTAAAGCCGGCCGGCCTAGCCGGAAGCAAATTGCCGGTTGGCTAAATTGGTTTAACCGGTTAACCCGTGCCGGTGCCCTGGCCGATGCGGCCGAGTTTCACCGCAAGCACGGTTTGCACCGGTACGGTGCCACCGTGCCAACGGTGCCAACGGCCGACACGGCCACCGGCAACCCGTTGGCCCCTGCCACGCCTACGGCGACCACAGGGGGGGAGGGGGGTCAACAGCGCCACGGGCGGAGTAATTGGGATAAAACCACCCCCGCAGTTCAAAATTCGCAGTGCAGTCCGTTAGCTACGGCCCGTGCTGTGCCGCTGGCAGTGGAAGCTGACCTCACTCGTTTGGCAGCTAAAGCTGCTTACACTCCCACTGTCACTCCCCCTACGGGGGAGTCGGAGGGAGATAGCGAAAAAGTCAACACTATTTGTAATGGGGCTAGTAGATTTGCTTCAATGTGGCCGAAGGTTGGGGAGGGGATTGTGGGGAAGGGGTGTCGGAATCGGCAGTACAATGAGTTGAGGGTGGTGGGGGAGGATGGGCGGGAGCTGTGGACGAAGGTGGGGAATTGGATGTTTCGGAGTGGGTTGATCCGGGGGGAACGGGTGCTGGTGCGGAAGATCTGGGGGAGCGGGGATGACACGGATGCGGAGTATGAAGTGGTGAAACGGCTGGATGTGAATGAACCAGCGGAGGAACGACCTGTGCAGCCGCCACCCGCACCAGAACCGCTGCCCAATGCCGTTCCCGCCGCTATTCCCGAACGGCGAACGCTAGAGGCATACTTCCCTAGGGATGCAGTAACTACGGCTATCCTGCCGCAGTTCCAACGGGAGGAGCCGGACTACCCGCGTAAGCAGGAGTCAGCGGATGACTACATCGCCCGGATCAGGGCGGAGGCGGCCATGTGGGCTAATGGGCAGGGTCGGTAGGCGCCATGCCCGAAGGAATCAAAACGGATGGCAGCCATGGCCGGACGACGTACTCACCGCAAAAGCTCGTCAACGATCTGGCGGTGGCTACGTTGGAGGGACGGGGGCTAGGGCTGAAGAAGCACCCTCGACTCGGGTATGTGACCGAGGAGGACAAACGACTATTTCAACGAATCGTGGGAATCACCGTGGAAGAATTCAACCAAAGACTCATTGGTAAGCTGGACAACCTGGCTGACCGCATCGTGGACCGGATGCTGGATACCGTGGAGGACACTCCACTTAACAGCCTCGGGTTCAACTTGGCCGTGGCGATTGATAAGCGGCAACGGCTGGCCGGGCTGAACGCGACGCAGGGCGCCAACGTGAACATCCAAGTCAACAACTACGGGAGCTTGAGCAAGGAGGAGATCGTGGCACGGTTAAGCGGGAAAGCCCCCGTGCCGACGATTCAGGCCGCCCCTGTGGAGCTGCCCAACCCCAACGACATCGACGTCAGTAAACCCGTGGCGGCGAAACTAGCTGGTTAAGATCGCGCTGACAGCTTTGCAGCTTATTCAGCAGCTCGATTTCACGCTTTCCCGCTTCGCGGAGTTTCTCTGCAACGCGAGTTAAACGGACAACCTCCCGTTCCAGCTCACGGGCAAAGTCCGCCTTCACCCGCTCATGCTGGCTGGTTTGCAGGATCTGCTTTACGGCTTCGTCCGTTCTTGGTGTGTCGGTCATAGTCCGCTTTGAGTTTGTTATACCGCTCCAGTAGTTCGTTGTACTGGTCCAGTAGCCCGAAGAACGCATCAGCCTGACGGCCGGCGTGCCACTTCTGCTCTGGTGTTAGTACCTTCATTGAGGCATTCATCGTTTTTGTCTGTTCTTGAAGTACTGAACTTGGCTGCGGCTGATGCCTAGCTCGGCAGCCACCTCCCGCTCCAGCCGGCCGCGTTCAAAGTACAACTCGCGCACGCGCTTACCCAGCCTCCGCGCCTCTTCCGTATTGGTAAGTCTGCCCACTTTCATGGACACATCCACACGCGATCCCTGTCCGTCCAAAACAGGCCAAACGGCATGTTTACGCACACTTGGTGGCCATCGTACTTGATGACTGTGACGGGCTCCAGATCACCGCATGGGAATTTGATGAAGGTCATTTCTTCTTCGCCGCCTGCGCCTCCAGCATCTGCTGCTTGATGATCGCCAGCTCTTCCTTGCGCCACGGCTCGGACAGCATCTCCAGCAGTTTGGCGCTCTCGATCGGAACCACGACGGACGCTTGGTGGCCCAACACCATCAGCGTATCCATCCAGATGTCGTAGCCCGCCGCCCGTGCCAGGTCGCAGAATCCGTAGTCCTCGGAGATGTAGGCGTTGGGTTCGTCGTAGCGGATTGTCAGTTCGCGCTCAATCCGTGCGCGGAGCACAGAGTCGTTCTTCACCTCGGACAACGCCTGCCAGATCTGCTGCAAGCGATACCCCGGCAGATTCTTCCCGCGTAGCTCCATCGGGAACAGCTCTGGAATCGTCCGTGGCGGCTTGTTGGGGTCCGTCAAAACGGCGACGCGATCAGGATTTTGCGCCGCAATTTTCTTGAACACGGGAACCTTAATCTTGCAGAAACCGATGCTGGCCCGCTCGACCCGCTGCAATCCCGACTCATCGGCCTCCTCGCCCTTGATGGGCTGGACATGCCAATGCGTTTCCAAGGAGCGCGTGGAGTAAACTGCCGTCACGATGTCGCGGTCATGCCCGATCAGCCGCATAAGGGCGCTTCCAGTGACATCCTCGCCATTCCGCATGGCTAGGACGTCCTTGTCCCAGAAGATCAGCTCGTCGAACTTCTGCTCCACGGCATACGCCGCGATCTCGTTGCGTGCGATCTGCACCGCAGGCCCGTCCAGCAGTATCCAATCCAGCTTTACCTCGGGTACATGCGCCGTCGCCATTTGCAGGCTGGTGCGAAAGTACGACTTGGGGATGTCTCCCTTGAGCGGTGTGCCGATTAGGATGCGTTTTTGGGCCATGGGCGGGTAGGAAAACCACAGTTGCAGCGCATGGAACCTCAAACGTGTCCCATGTATCGGTTATTAGAGGACCTAATACCTGATGTATCGGACGTTAAGCGCGTTGTCTGACCGTCAGATGACTGTCAGATAGGCGGCATGATCACAAAACGAGCCGTGGACGAGTGGTTGATCGAGCCGGATGTGGAAGGCGTACGGGAATACGCACGTTTGAGCGTCTACGCCGAGCCGGAAGGGCTGAACATTGACGGCCAGGGGCTGATTCCGTGGTCGCAACTGGAGTCCAGCCGCCTGACCTACGCGATTAAGATGAAAAAGCGCCATGCAGCTCGCTGATCGTTACTACGCAGACGACTTTCGCCCCGATTTTGGCATTCCGTGGATTCCAAACCCACCGGACGCCGAGTTGATGAGCTGGCCGCACGAAAAGCTGGCAAACTACCTCGCGTTTCGGGAGCAGCGGAACAAGGAGGCGTTGGAAAACCCCGTCGGCGCAGGCTGGATTCTCCCCTCATGGCAGACGGTGATGAACAACTGGGGAAAATACACCAACCACATCATACTAGGCGGAAATCGCAGTTCCAAATCGATGATAGCCAGCAGGTTATGCGTGTGGGCCGCTGGTACCATACCCGGCGCCGAGGTCCGCGCCTACCATGTCAACGAGGACCGGAGCATCGAGGACCAGCAGCGCATGGTCTGGGATGCTTTACCGCAAGGCATCCGTAACTTACCTACCAAGAAAGGGTTGAACCACAGTGTCCAGTATTCCCAGAAGAACGGTTTTACTGACAACATTTGTATCCTGCCTCCTGTTAATGGTTTCCGTCGTGGTGGCAGTATTAAGTTTAGTAACTACCGCAGTTACCAAGCTGATGCACAAGTAGCGGAGGGCTACCGCGCCCACTTGATCTGGTGCGACGAGGAGTGTCCCCAGAAGATGTTTGAAACGCTCCAGTACCGGACGACCGACTTCCATGGACGCATCATCCTCACGTTTACTACTCTCACAGGCTGGACACCTCTGGTACAGGACATCCTCGGGAAGACTCGTACCATTGAAAAGCGATTTGCCCCGCTGGTGGGTCGAGAGCTACCAGTCGTCCAAGAGTCCCTTTCCCGACCGGGAACTGTTATCTACTATTTCTGGACTGAAGACAACACGTTCATCGACACCTCCGACTTCCGAAACAAGTTGCTCGGGCGCTCCAAGGATGAAGTGTTGGCCCGTGCATATGGCGTACCTACCAAAAGCATCACTAGCGTCTTTCCTGGCTTCAATAAGGACGTTAATGTCATACCTCACGAAAAGATGCCGTGGACAAACAACGTGGACTACAACGTCACACGTTTCATGGCGCTGGACCCTGCGGGCTCCAAAAACTGGTTCATGCTCTGGGTCGCCATCGACGCCGCCGGAACATGGTGGGTCTACCGGGAGTGGCCCGACTACGACGACTGGGCATTGCCCGGAACCGGCCCCGAAGGCAAAGCCGGCCCCGCGCAGAAGGGCAGCAAAAAAGGCATCATCGACTACGTTGAACTTATCAAGCACTGCGAGCAGGGCGAAACCATTTTCGAGAGGTTCATTGACCCGCGTCTCGGTGCAGCGGAAAAGCAGTCAGCCGAAGGCGCCACCACCATCATAAGCGAGCTGGACTCGGCCGGAATGGTCTTTCACCCGGCGCCCGGCGTGGAGATCGAGAACGGCCTCCAGTTGATCAATGGCCTCCTATCCTACGATGAGAAGCGGCCCCTGTCCGCTCTGAACGCCCCCAAGCTGTACATCAGCGACCGCTGCCAGAACTTGATCTACGCCTTGCAGGAGTACACGGCCAAGGGCGGCAAGGACGAGGCGACCAAGGACCCGATTGACTGCCTGCGCTACCTCTGCGTGTCCAACTGTAGCTTTGTGGACCCGCACGCCGCCGAACAGGTGGACGACCGCACATGGAGCTATTGATTGCTTGCCACCTTTGTTATTGCGCCCATTAGGTGCGCTTATCAAAGCCCATGAGTTCCATTGACGGCAACGCCACCTCCGTTCCCCCTGATCCCGGTCTGCAACTAGCTCCGCCCGAGAACAAGGGGCCGGACTTTAACCTTCTCAAGAAGGCGTTTGAGGACTGCGTGCGCGACAACCAGCCGTTCATCGACCAGTGCCGCCTCAACTACGAGACACGTTACGCGATCTGGAACGGGCAGTCCGCTGACGGCAAGAAGCACGCCCGCGAGGGCAGCAAGGTCAGCCCGACGCCGTGGGATGGTGCGAGTGACCTCCGCGTTTTCCTTGTCGATAATATCATCAACAAGAAGGTCGCCATGGAGTGCATGGCGTTCAAGCGGGCCAACCTGACCGCTGTGCCGGTGGGTGCCGAGGACGGGGCGCGTAGCCAGTTGGTAAGCAACTTCATGCGTTGGCTGATCCAGACGCAGATTCCCGAGGTTGAGCGCGAGGTCGAGATGTGCGCCAACTACATGAACGAGAAGGGCGTCGCGGTCATGGGTCAGTTTTGGGAGAAGCGTCGAGAGAAAGTTCTGGTCAACGTCCGCGTGCAGGACTTGCAGCAGCAGTTCCCGAACATCGACATCGTGGCGCTGATCGAGGACAAGAGCGCAGCTGATGATCTGAAGGCCATATTCCAAGAGCAGTACGGCGCGTCGAAGGACAAGGCCGCCCGTATGCTGCGTGAACTGCGTGACACGGGCGAGACCACGGTGCCGATGGACGGCCCCGAGCGTTCGTACCCGGTCGTCCGTGCGTTCAATCTGGACGAGCACGTTTTCATCCCGTCGTTCTCCACGGATCTGGAGCGGGCGCCCGGCATCTACCGCGTCGAGTACTTCACCGCCGAGCAACTGCGGGCGATGGTCAACACGGACGGCTGGGACGAGGAATGGGTGGAAGCCGCGATCCAAAAGGTGCGCGGCAAGCTGATCAGCATGTCTCCCAGCGAGTACATGCAGCCGATCTCCCGCTCGTTCGTGTACACCCAGCAGCGGTTCACGGATCGCATCGGCGTGGTGTACGCTTACCAGCGTCTGTCCGACGAGGACGGCACGCCGGGCATCTACTGCACGGTGTTCAACCCGATGCTGCCGCCCGACCAGAACCACGATGGTTGCGCGAAGACCGGCCTACTCGGTTACGCTCACGGCGAGTATCCGTTCGTGCTGTATCGCCGCGAGTACTTGAGCCGCAAGCTCCATGACTCCCGTGGCCTGCCCGAGCCGGGCAAGCCGTGGCAGGACCAGATCAAGGCGCACAAGGACTCACGCATCGACGCCGCCTCCCTCGGCATCCTTCCGCCCATCTGCTACCCGCAAGGCCGCCCGCCGGGTCGTTGGGGTCCAGGTGCGATGATCTCGGAGCGTCGTCCGAACGAGTACCACTACGCCGACCGTCCGATACCGGACATGAATACGGACAAGTCGGAGTCGCTACTGGAGACTTCGTTCAAGGAGTACAACGGCTTTGCCAGCCGCGACGGCGATCCCGCCATCGACCCGATCTACAACCAGTTTGAGGTCGATAAGTTCCTCGGCTGCCTCGCCAAGAGTTTCCGCCAAGTGTGGAAGCTCTACAAGCAATATGGCATGGACCAAGTGACGTTCCGCGTCATGGGCGTCAAAGACCCGAACTTCCAGCTTTTCAACAAGGGCGACGTCAACGAGGAGTTCGACTTCTACCTCGCGTGGGATGTGCAGTCGCCGGACTTCAAGCGCATGAGCGAGAAGTGGACGGCGATCATCCAAGCCGCGCAGTCCCTTGACCGCGAAGGCGTCATCGACTGGTCCGCGCTTTGCACCGCGTTTGTGTCCACCATCGACCCGAACATCGCCGAGCGCATCATCCGTCCCGCGCAGCAAGGCCAGCAGCAGATCGTGCAGGATGAGCAGCAGGATCTGGCGCAGATCTTCGCGGGCATCCCGAAGAACATCAAACCCGGCACCCCGCCGCAGATCGGCCTCCAAGTCATTCAACAGTACCTCCAGCAGCCCGATGTTCAGCAGAGGTTTCAGCAGGATCAGCCGTTCCGCGAACGTCTGGAGGCGAGAGCCAAGCAGTACCAGTTCCAGCTCCAGCAGCAGCAGAACGCCGTCATCGGCCGACTGGGAGCGCAGATGCCCGGGCCGATGCCCGCCACCACTAGCACATGAAGAAACGCCGCGACCCGCACCTGACGTCAGCCGAGAAGTTTGGCCGGCTGCGTCAGGCCATGTTCCGTCTCGTTGGGAATGATGGCTTCCAAGATTTCATCGAGGAGCTGCGGGAGATGCAGCATTCGACGATGATCGACCTCTGCGCCGATGCCGTGGTGAAGGATGAGCGGTTGACGCTCGCCGCCACGGGTGAACTGCGGGCCTACTCGCAGATCATCGGGCTGTACGATGACTTCGTGCAGCAGCAGATGCAGCAGGCGGAAATCGACGCCGAGCAGCGGGCGGGATAAGAATTGTTACTGCGGTTAGTAGCGCAGTTAATAATTCCTGTTGACATACGGGTGTGGCGTTCGCACCCGTAGCGTCACTTGGCACCCGCCAGGTAGTTCTTGGGACTCAAACCCATGCCCAAAGTTCTTGGGACTTAAACCCATGCCTAACGAAACTGTTGAAACGGCTCCTTCACAGCCGGCTGATGTGGCTCCCGCCACGGAGGCGAAAAATGATGCCCCTAGGAAGAGCAACTTGAGTGTCGCGCAAGCCGCGCAACGTCTCCTTAACATGGAGGCGGAAAACGCGAAGGCCCAACGACAGGCTGAACAAGCTGCTCCGGCGAGGGACCAAACGCCAAACGATTCAGCCAACCCAGATGAGGCTACCGCCGAGTCTGCCGAGCCGAGCCAGCAGGTGGAAACACCCGAGGGTGAGGCCGACGTTCCTTCTCAAGACGATTCAACCGAAGACAAAGCTGAAAAGAAGATCGAGAAGCGCATCGGCAAGGAGATTGCCAAGCGCAGAGCTTTGGAAGCCCAAGTAGCGGAATTGCAGGCGCAGTTGACCCAAAAGGCCAGCCAACCCGAGCAAGCCGCCCAACCTGCACCCGCCCAGCCGTTGCCCAGCAACGTGCCGTTGGCGCAGATTGAGGACTTCCAGTCGCTCCAGACCTTGAGAGATCAAGCGAAGGAGGCGAAACGCTTTGCCCAAGAGCAACTTGACCGGGATGACTTCGAACCTGTCCGCGTGGGTGATACCGTGCTGGGCAAGGCCGAACTCAAGGCGATCCTCCGCAACGCGGAAAAGACCCTTGATGATGACATCCCAGCCAGAGCGCAGTTCCTGACGCAGAAGGGTGAGGCGCAGAAGTTGGCCCATCAGATGTTCCCATATCTGAAGGACAAGCAAGCGCCCGAGTACGTCCTCGCCCAGCAGGCATTGTCACAGATGCCGTGGATGCGGAACCTCCCTAATGCCGACTGGATCATTGGTGTCCAAATCGAGGGGCTAAAAGCCCTAGAGGCGAAGCAGAAGGCGAAACCAGAGTCCAAGCCCAAGCCCGCCATGAGCACCAAACCACCTGCCGGTCAGGCAGTCGTATCTTCAGCCGGTGGCGATGTCCGCACCCCGAGTGCGGCCAAGACCGCCAACCAGCTAGAAGCCCTTCGGATGCAGTTGTCCAAGAAAGGCGGCGTCACGGCAAACGAGGCAGCAGCGTTCCTTCTGGCCCGAGAAAAAGCTAAACTCAACCGATAACCTTCGTTAGTCATGGCCCTATCAACCACTTACAATGTTGCGGGAGATCGTGAAGACCTCACGGACTTCCTTACCATCCTCGCCCCCGAGGATACTCCGAAGATCTCGACCTTCGCCAAAACCAAGCGCATGACGAATGCGTATCAGGAGTGGCAGGTTGACACCTTGAGCCCCGTCTCGTTTGGCGGCGTGCTCGAAGGTCAGGACGTCCTGGCCTTCTCCAACCAAGCCGTTAATCGCGCTCGTCTGGGCAACTACGTCCAGCAGTTCCGCGAGCAATGGATGGTTTCCCGTCTTCAAGAGGCTTCTGACGTCGCTGGCGTGTCCAGCGAGGTTGCGAACGCCAAGATGAAGGCGATGCGCGAAATCAAGCGCGACATCGAAGCCTGCATCGGCTCCGACAATGATCGCCAGCAGGAAGCCCCGCCGGCTCCCTACAAGCTGCGTGCCCTCGGCAAGTGGATCAGCGCGACGCCCGGCTCGGACGTTCCCGCTGCTTTCCGCACCCCCGCTGGCAACATCAACACGGACCCCACCAGCACCCTGTCGGAGTCCGGTTTCAACGACGTCTTCCAGTCGATCTTCCAACAGGTCGGCGGCCGTCGTTCCTACACCCTGTTCGCTGGTCCGTCGCTCAAGCGGGCGATCTCCAAGTTCCAGCGTTCCGAGGGTTCGTCCGGCACCACGAAGACCTATCAGGTCACGCAGGATGCCTCCGAGCACCAGATCGACCTGGACGTCACGATGTACGTCGGTGACTTCCACACTGTGACCATCGTGCCCGACCTGTTCAACGGCATCCTCGATTCCGCTGACCCGTCGTCCACGACCAACCAGCAGAAGGCCCGTGGCTACGTCATCGATCCCGAGCTGGTCGGTATCGGCTACATGCTCGGCATCGAGTCGAACGAGCTGCCTGACCTCGGCGGCGGTCGCCGTGGCTTCATCCTCGCGGCCCTCACCCTGATGGTGAAGAACCCGCTCGGTCTCGGCAAGTTTGCTGGATCGTCCTGATAACCAGCCAACAATAAACTAGGAGACTACTACCATGGCTGATTTCCCTGTCACAATCGCCCGCAACCGTACCTCGGAGCTGTCGCTCCAAGAGCAGGCTCGCGGCTTCTCCAACAAGTTCACCGTCAAGGCGGCTGACATCGCGGTTGCCACCGCGACCGGCTCTACCGACACGGTGACCCTGACGCTCGGATCCCTTCCGGCGAAGTACGTCCTCAACAACGCTCTGGTGAACATCACCACGGCGTTCACGGGTACGACTGCGCTGACGATCCAAGTTGGCACCACGACCACGACCAACAACCTCGTCACCGCGCAATCGGTGCTGACGGCTGGTGTGCTGGCCGGCGTTCCGACGACCGCCACGATCCGCACCGCTACCGCGACTGCGAACCTCGTTGCCGTCTTCACGAACGCCACGGGTGGCAGCCCGTCCGCCCTCACGGCGGGTGAGCTGGACATCTACCTCAACATCGTCGATCTCTCCGATCCGACGAAGCTCGGATAACCGAGAGTAACACCGGGGGCATCCCGTAAGGGCTCTGCCCCCTCCCTCTTTTATGGTGAGCGATAGCGGCATCGTAACGCAGGTTCCCAAGGAGTTTGTCCGCAAGTGGTGGGGTGAGATCGTGAACGGTCTCCCAGACGAGAAGGCCAAGGTCCATGAGGACCAGGCGCGTCTGGCCGCCAAGATGCGCGAACAAGGTTCCGTCCGCATGGACGGCTTGGGACAGATGGCCGCCCGCATCAACAGTCGCTTGTTCTTCCGGCTACAGGCGCAGCATGGCAACAATGTCCATGAGTGGATGCCGGAGTATTTGAAGGACAACCCGCATCTCTGCGCGGTTGGCTACCGCCCGAAGGTTAACCCCGCCCGCCACGGCCTGACCGGAGGCTGGATGGGTAAGCAAAAGGACGCTTGAGGACTACTCCGTACAGTAAGGCGTTGGCCCAGCTTTGCGGCCTGATTGGCGTGCCGACCAGTCGCCTGACGACGGAGACTGCGGATAGCCTCAACACGCTGTTTAACGCGAATGTACGGCAGGTCTGGGGCGCTGGTAACTGGCCTGACCTGTCGATCTGGGGTGAGGCGCGGTTTGCGGGTAACCTGCTGACCTACGCGAACGACGTAGCCCAAACGACCTACTGGACGGCGACGAATGTCACGGTTACGGCCAATTCGATCAACAATCCGGCCGATAACCGGGTCACGGCCAGCAAACTGCTGGAAACGGTCACAAACGGCCAGCACAAGGTAGCCCAGAGCGTTACCGGCTTCCCCAGCACGGACTACCAAGCGTCGGTGTACGCCCGCCCGAACGGCCGCGAGTACATCCAGTTGGTGGTCAATGACGGCACGACGAGCTTCAGCGCGTTCTTCAACGTGCAGGCTGGAACGATTGGCACGCAGGCCAACGTGACGTCCGCCAACATCCAGCAATGCCCGAACGGGTTCTTCCTCTGCACGATCACGTTTACCAGCGGCGCCGCCTGCACCAGCCTTGCCTACTCCGTGGGCATTTCGACGGATGGCAGCACGGTTTCCTACGCGGGCGACATCACCAAGGGTGTGTACCTTTGGGGCAACCTGATGGTGCAGCAGACGAATGTCAGTCCCAACCAGTTCATCGTCCCATACGATCAGACTGGCGAGAAGGTGATTGATGTCCTTTTCCAAGCGTGGATCGACAATCCCGCGATGGTGACCTACCCGCGTCCCCAAGGCTTCGTGGTGACTACGGAGGGGTTCCAGATGATTTCCACGGCTGGTGGCTTCATGGGGACGAATGGCTACGTCTCGTACAACACCAATCCTGCCAACCCGGTCTACCTGTTCTACCGCCGTGCTCCTTACAACTACAGCGGTGACACGTTCAGCGCGACGGCCACCTACGTTGCCGGTCAGTACATCTACTACACCCGGACCACGGGGCCGCTGGTAGGGACGTCCGACTACTGGAAGTGTTTGAGCGCCACCACGGCTGGGCAAGACCCCGAGGACACCCCGTCCAAGTGGGAGTTGCAGGAGTTGCCCGAGGCGCTGTCCGGTATCTTGGTCTGGCAGACCTTCGGGGACTGGCTGACGCAGGACGGACAGATGGACAAAGCCGCTTCCGCCTACCAGACTGCGGAACTGAAGAAGATGAACGAATGGGACCGCATCGAACGTCAGATGCCAGACAACTTCCAAGTGCAAGTGAGTACGCACGTTACGAGTCAGAATAGATCCTGGTAACCTTTTAACCGCCATGGCCTTCAACCTCAATAACCTGTTTCCGAAACCGGCCCGCTATCAGAGCGCGGCTGTAGCCGATCAACGCCTGACCGTGGACGCTACGGCTGGTGGCGTCCAGTTCTCCGCCTTCAACGACATCACCAACATGATCGTCCTTGATGTGCAGGACGCCGATGTGATGTGTACGTTCGACGGCTCGGCCCCGACCAGCACGAACGGTCACCGGCTTTACAGCGGTTCGCATTACACTTGGAGCACAGCCACGGCTGCGGCGGCCAAGTTTATCCGCCAAGGCAGCACCAGCGCCGCCATCCAAGCCAGCGAGTTCCAACTGTGACCCCTGGCACGTTCGCCTCTTTCGTTGACATGCTCGGTCGCAGGTTTGCGACTGGGCTCAACGATACCGTCAT